GAAAGCTATGCTGCTAAGCGCTTCCCCCGATCTGTACTAGGAACGACCAGCCAACTGATCTTCATGGGCCAACAGGTTGCCATAGCGTACCTGTGGCAGCAGCTGCAAAGTATCCATGGCGGCAATATCGGTGTACTACCTCCTGTCTATCCTGCAGGCTTCGACACCGTCATACAGCTTTCCATCGATGGTTGGGACTTGTCAAAGTCCTATATGGATTTGATGGACGGTGTTGCACAACAGCCAGGCGGTCCTGATTGGACAATTGGTTGGACAGAGGACGGTAACGGCCTTCCTCTCAAACAGCTTATTGTCGGCCAACCCATTGGCAATCCGATCAGTGCTACCGATCTCACCCTTGACTACCCTGGTCCCATCTCAAGTTACGTTTACTCGGAGAACTCATCTTCAGGCGCTAACTCATGGTGGGCTGTAGGAGATGGTTCAGGGTCTACTACCACAACGGGTAGCGCTACAGATGCTAGTTACCAGACTAATGGATATCCGCTAATAGAAGGCGTTAACACTTACTCTGGTGTCACTAATCAGACGACAATTAACGCACATGCGACAGCTGATCTGAAAGCTTTCGACACACCACTGGTTACACATTCTGTTCAACTTAAAGCCGATAGCATGCCACCCTTTGGGTCTTATGGCATGGGTGACTACCTAGTTTTTAATGCTACTGATCCAAGATTCAAGAACGGTATAACGTTTACCAAGCGTGTTATCGGATGGACGATTCAGCCTCCTGATGAAGGTCAGGGAACGGAAATGATTCTGCCTGTACTCGACGAACCTAGTGCCAACTGATGGCGAACCCTAACAAGTATCCGTATGCAAGACCGTTCGACATCGTTCGAACGGTTCAAGGTATTCAGTCCGATGTCAAGCAGATGCAAGTTCGGAACTCAGGACGAACAGGTGCCTGGACGGTAATGACCTTGTCGAACGGTTGGACTGGAACACTATCTGTTAGGATACAGACAGGTAATCAGTTGCAGTTGTCAGCTAAGGGACTGGTTCCAGGAACTATTAGTACGGGTGTTCTATTGGCAACGTTGTCTGCGGATATGATTCCTCCTACAGCACATGAGATAGCACTAACGACGGATGTCCTGAATGCTGCCATTGGTTCTCCCCGATGTGCTATTCACGTTGATGGAACTATGAACTTGTTCGGAATCGCCGCTACGGTTGGCGAGCTGAGCATGGAAGCAACTATCCCGCTGGACATCTGACAGGAGCGTTGTGAACGTCAGCGACTTCATTACACTCGTCGGTGGTACGGGTGGTGGAGTAGGTCTTGTTATGCTTTACCTGTTCATAACGGGTTATATCGTCCCAAAGGGCCGAATAGAAGAAAAAGATAAGGAGATGGGGCTACTCCGAGCGGAACGTGACGAGTGGAAGAGAGCTTGGGAACTTGAGCGTGCAAGAGGAGATGTTCAAGTACAGGCCAGCTACGTCATTAAGGAGATAGCTCAGGGAATCCGTAGGGAGGCCCGTGAGACTACCTAGGAGGAAAAAGAATGTGCCAGACACCCCTGAGGGGCTCATAGAGGCACGACAAGCACGCGAAGAGTCAGAGAAGCGTCTGACTAATGTATACGGCCTAATAGAGCTGTTCCGAGAGATGCGCCAGGAGAACCACATTACGGAAGATGTTAGACGCGTAATAGAGAAGCGCATACAAGAGTCAGGAAGGTAATATGGGGCTGATCTTGCTACTCCACCAGCTCCGATTGGCTACGGTGATCGCGTTCTATGCGACACTAGTCTTTCCTGGAGTAGTTGCACCTATCTGGCCATGGTGGAAAGAGTGGTTCGGTTGGAACGTCATCACGTTCGACTGGAGCTTCACAATCGTCTCGTTTCCTACCTGGCTAAACCTTACGTTCGACGTCTCAGTCAGGAATAGTGTTCCCTGGGCCTGGTTCGAGCTTGTCGGCATCTGGCTTGTCATCCTGAACATACCTGTAAGGGTGGCAATCATATTCTTTATCCAAAAATCTGTCGCGCGAAAAAACCACGAGGAGAACGGTAATGCTACTCCCAGACATCAGCGAGTTTCAGCCAAACGCAGACCTCCCAGGGATCAAGAAGGCTAACGGCGGAGGCGTTATTCTCCGCGTCGGATACGGACAGAGTAAGAAGGATATAGCATTCGATCGCCACAGGGCGGCTGCTCACGCGTCGAAGTTCCCGTTCGTAGGTCTGTATCACTACGTTCGATGGGATCAAGATGTATTCGTTCAGGCACGAGCCTTCGATACGTGGGTAGGTAAGCTTCTGCCGGGCGAGATACCTATACTCGACCTAGAAGAGGGTCAGGGTAACCAGAGCTCTAGAGCCAGTATATGGCTTAACAACGTCGACACAGACTTCGCGCTTGACCACCTACCTCTCAACCAGAGGTCATGGCTTTACTCTGGGGAAGACTTCGCTAGCACGAGAGGGCTGTTGTCATTCTTCCAGTCAGCCCGACATACCTGGGTAGCTGCGTACCGGAGCACGGAGCCTACAATCCCGCACACCCTGTGGCAAAGTACTGACGGTGTCCAGGGGGCGCATCGTACAGACTGGCCAGGTGCTGGCTTCTGTGACACGAACTACACGTCCAAGTCTCTCGTCGAACTGGCGATGATGGCTTACGGTTCCTGGACACACTCGGTTCTCGCACCGACGAACATCTCAACGACGCTGCACGGTTTCAGTGTCAACGTCGGATGGGATCCCGTCATCCCAACGCCTGACTACTACAGGTACATGATCTTCCATTACAACAACGGCGTAGGAGACTTGGTCACTCAGGACCTCGTTACTACTCATGGTGCTCAAGGTGTACAGCTTCCTGGGGGAGGGAAGTATATGATCAAGGTTCAGGCGCGTAATGGTCCTTGGTCCGAGCAACACATCTTCTAGTCGCTTAGACGTCCTGTTCAGTAGGACCACCGGCTCGTGCGGTAGGACTGAACAGGACCCATCGTCCCGCCAGCCTTAGACGTGCGACCGTCGAAAAACCTCCTCGGGTTGGGCTGGCGGGACTTTTCTGTTCTCAAACAGGCAGGTCTCTGAGTTGCTTCAGGACGTAGTTCCTGATCCTTGGGTCTTTAGCTCTATTGGCTAGCATATAGAGAAGGTGCCTGCGAGCATCGTTAGCATGGCGATTCGGAGTGATAGGCGAGATAAGGATATCTACGTGTTTCATCTTCTTGTTGTCCGACCACTTAATTCCTTCACTAGCACCTTGGAGGACTAGGTTACGTTTGTTCTTCTGGCACCAACGTTTAGTCACTCCGATATACTCTACGGAGATTAGTTGCGAGAAGTCGTTGTTACGGTGTTCGAACCTTTCTAGTAGGACGAGATCAGGCATTTCGCTATCGAGATGTCTGTCTAGCGAGTCGTGGTGTTCGTCAGGCCCGATCTGTCCATGATGCTTGAAATGTTTTGAGAACGTAGGAATCCACAGGGGCAGTCCATCCAAGAACAGGAGATCGAAAGTAGCCCAGCCAGTGGTACCGCCTGGGTCGATTGCCATAATCTTCATGTTTTCCCCTTTACTTTCTACGTCCTAGAATCTGCTGGACGTGAGCCTCTTCCGCTTGGTCTAGAAGTCTATACGGTCGTATAGCTTCAAGGAACTCGTCTGCTTTCTTACCTGTTAGAAGCCAGTATCTTTGCTGCCTTTTCTTACTGCTTGAAGAGGTCACTCCTATATGTCCGCCGAATCTGGACTGGAAGATGTCAAGTACTAGCCTATTATCGAAGTTTACTGCATTGATTCGTACGCCCTGTTTCATTGTAATACCCCGTGCATCGAAGAATCCTGCGAACCATGCTAGCTCAGTCGTTTTCATTTGCTATCTCCTGTTGTAGTTTTAACCTGTTCCTCTTTCAAGAGGAACAGCTCTTTTTGAAATTTTAGTGCTGCGAAAGCTTAACAGACGTTAAAAGACTTGAAAAGACTTAAAAAGACGCGGGACCTATAGCGCCTTCGCAGGTAATTTTTTGGAAAAAAATAGTAGTGTCTCTTTAAGTCTTTTTAGATTCCACGAATCTTAAATTTCCGTCTTGAGCTTGGATATTTGTTCTTGAAGCGCCTCTACTATAGACTGGTGCTCGCGTAGTTCCTCTTCTAGTTCGATGAGCCTTGCTTTCGGAGATTTTTTGTCTGCCCTAATTCGAAGCGTGAGCTCTTCCAGTTTTGGATTAGCTTTGTCGGTCTTTGTCATGTCTACGTATTCGAGTGGACCTAGTGAGCGACCTATGTGCTGTTCCATAAGCACTTGCGCTTTAGTTTTCCATATACCATTGGCTATCTTAACTGTGAGGTAGCCATTTGCATTGATTGTTTCGTCGCCTACGCTAGCTAGTTGTCCTCTAGGCATGGAAAGCCTCCTGTACTCTATCCCACTTCTGTTCGGCGGTAGAGAATATAAGCTCTCCGACTTCTTGGTTCCAGCGAAGAGCATCGAGAGACCATGTACCGTCGTCTAGCTTCCAGATAACTAGACGTAGGCCTGGGTACTTTGGATGCGTTCCAGACGCGATAAAGATAGCGGAACCGACACCGCTCTGCGTTACTAGATCGCCAGGTCGTAGTTCATTAACTGTTGTTATCACAGAATAACCTCCTAAACTCGATTGCTGCTTCTGCTGCAAGCTCTGCTATATGCAGGTCGAAGCAGCTCTGACAGAGAGGAACGTCATCGCAGATAGAACAGATTTCAGATGCAGAGTGTTCCGCTGAAGGCTCTCCACATCTGTTACATCTCTCTATCACAGAACACCCCAGTTCTTCCCGATTGTGATGTCGATATCGAACTTGACATAGTCGCCTACGACCTTCCTTGCAGCTTCGAGCATATGGTATCGAAGAATGCCTGATACCTTCTCGATATCACGTTCGTGACATTCCACCAAGATACTATCATGAACGAGATTCCGCACCCAACCGAACCCGCGAAGAGTAGGCCGTATATGGCAAAACGCGTCCAAGCAGATGTCTGATGCGGCTGACTGCGGAAGGAATGCAAGAGCCTCATTCATCACCTCGTGTTTGTTGTTGGGTGTAATAAGCCAGAATCGACGATGCCTACCGAAGGGATTGATTAGGTCTTCACCCTCGTCTACCTTTCGTCGAGTCTCGTCTCGGAACTCGACTATCTTTGGAATGACTCCAAAGAACGCTCGCATACCACGTGCTGCTTCTGAAGTCGTAATCTTGAACTCATCCGCGATACTCTTCGCTTCACGGCCGTAACCCAGTCCGTAAACGTAAGCTTTGATTCGAATACGTAGTTCCTTACGTGCTGCCTTGTCGAGAGAGGAGATATCTCCATAGAGGACTGGGGCGAGTTCATCGAATATGTCTCGAGAGGAATCTTCGAATAGGTCCCGAAAATAAGGCTCCTGAGCCAGCCAGGTGAGAACTCGTAGTTCTGCTTGCTTGTAATCCGCTGAAACGAACACGTGATCGGGTCGAACAGGAACGAACTGCTTCCGTAGCTTCTCTCCTCTGGTGACATTTTGTAGGTTAGGGTTACGACAACTGAGACGACCTGTTGATGTCGTGTGAAGATTGAACGTCGGAAATACACGGCCTCGGTAAACGCGCTTACGTAGACCTTTGACGTATGTGCCATAGCTCTTAGTCTCCTTCCTGTGTACAAGGAGCGAATCTAGGAACTCTGCCTCCTGATTAAAAGGATCTCCTACCTTCGCTCGCATGTCTAGGAGAGCTTCGACTTCTGTCGTAGGTCGCCACTCTCCTTGCTGGTTTCGCTTCAAGGGAACATTAAATCCGAACCCTTCGAGAACCTGAACTACCTGCTGCGGTGAGCGAGGGTTGAAATCGGATTTATCCAGAAGCCCCGCCATGTTCCTCTCTAGAGTGCTGAGTGTTCCGATATACTCTCTGGCGAGTTCGTCGTTATATTCCAAGTCCACACCGATCCCATTGAGCTCCACAAACATGAGTTCGTTGGATGCACGGACCAGAAAATCGTGTAGTGCTCGCAGGCCAGGCTCTTGATCAAGTAGCTCTGTGTACAGAAGGAACAGTTCGTACGTGGCGTCGCAATCGTACGCGTTGTACTTGTACAAGATATCACGTGGAATGATTCCGTAGCCTTTGCCTGGACGAAGGTAGCGTTTGATTTCGTCATCATACCGAGGCGCTCCTAGTTTTTCGACTGCCTGATACTTAAGTCCGTGGATTCCTGACCTCTCGTCAAGGCAATAGCTGGCGAGCATTGTATCGAACCAGAGACGGATATCTCGCATGTCTTTGGAGTGAAGCCCTGCAAGATCGAACTTGCCATTCTGAGCAATGACTCGACGATGCTGACGTAGGTATCGTCCCAGTTCACGCACAACATCTGGCTCCTGGAGTCCCACTTCACCGAACACAGCGACCTTTCCCCGCTCGTATCCAATACCAACACAGAGAAGACGATGTCTTGTTGGATGCTCGAAGGATACGTCCTTGTCGATGTCAGACTCAATGTCGACTGTGATGGGATCAGTTCTTTGTTCGAGTTCACCCAGGATTGCCAGACAGTCCTTACGCGTATCTCCAACGACGTACGCTGGCTCTCGCCACTCACTGGTCATTCCCTTCAGCTTGAAGAAGTCGTTTACGATCGATGGAAAGTACGCATCGCCTTTTGGTCTCAGACAAGCCGCCGGGTGGAACGTGGGCACGACCTGATACGCAGCTCCCTGTGGCACGCGTGCTGGTCCCACGCGCAACTTCGTGATACCATCTTTACCTCCAAGCAACGCTTGCGCGGCAGAGTTACCCAGAGCCACCACGCGTTCGACGTCTGACTGCTCCAGTTCAGCCAGGAGACGGGGCCTACATGCCCGTAGTGCCTTAGCGCTAGGAGTCGCATTGTTAGGCGGTCGACATGATACTGTATTGGTGAGAAGAGTCTTTTCGCGTTCGATGTGATGGTACTGAAGGACCTTGTCCAACAACTTGCCAGACACACCTGAGAAAGGAATGCCCAGTCGAGCCTCGTTAGCTCCTGGAGCTTCCCCCACAACTGCAATACCATTTTCCCCTGAACCTACACTTGGAACGTACTTGCTTGTTAGGAAGAGATCGCACTCTTCACACATTGCTAGAGGGTGACGCCGTTCAGTCACTTACCATCCCCATTTCGATATCGCCCATGCGAAGATAAGACACCCTGCGATGACCCCGATACAGATTAGTATACTAGCCATTTGCCCACTCGTCCAGAAGTTTTATGTTCTTATCGAGGAGATCCTTCTCGAAGAGGAAGGGCTCGAGATGGAAGTACCTCTCCTGCCTCTGCCTAGGTACTCCGTCAGAGAGTAGACTTTGACGGGCTGACCAGACGAACGGTGCGTCTGTGTCTATCGACCGTACCTGTTTGTTGTTCGCGAGGACTTGGACTTCGTTGAATGTAGGATTGTGAAGTCTTGCGTATCCGAGAAGATGAATTGGATTCTTAGGTGCCGTAAGACTAATCATATCTGCTACTGACACACGTGCGTAGTCACCTGACTTCTCGACTAGTCTACGGGGAATACCAAAGGTGAAGACTCCGTGCGCTCCGAAGTGTCTCCATTCCATTTCAAGTGCTGCGCTGATGAAGTCGTGAACCTGGCTGATCTCGGAGTACTGCACGACGATCTGGAGACCGATCTTCTTGTCTACAGCTTCTGAGTCACAGAACATGTCCAGGAAGCTGTCAGTCATCTGTAGCGTTCCGTTCATCTCATCGCGAACGTCTGGCATAACGATCTCATCGACTTGGTACTCGAGCGCTAGTGCGATGAGAGTCTCGTACCCCCAAACACATGACTCGAACATACCGTTGTCGAGAAGTATGAACTTGTTACGCATGTAACGATATGTTGACCGGTATATACCGGAAGAAAGTGCCTCAGGTATAACCATCTGGTACTTACGATTGGTGATACGGTGGAGTTGACATACTGGCGGAATCAAAGCGACTTGCATAATGACCTCCTAGTGGGACCAGATTGCTCTGGTCCCACTGATTACGGGTTAACCTAGCGGACCTTGTGTCATGTTCGGAAGTGTAGGTGGAATAGGCGGTGTACCCGTGATGTCGTCGATACGTGTATGAGCGCTGTGTGCTACGGCTGATGCTGCTGCTGCAGCGTCCTGTGCGTGTATAGCCTTGATAACGGCAACGATAGCAGCTCCCAGTACGGGAATGAGCGCTGTGCCTATTGCGATGACTGTAACTGTCATAGGTCTTCCTTGGTAGACGTTTTGATAGTATTGAGAGGTTGCCAGTGCGTAAGGTTGTTTTCGCGTGCGTAGATGTGCGCGATCACTGCCTCGTTCTTAGCAGTGACTAGAGCACGCGATGCGACTATAAGGAACGCCGAGGAAGGTACGAGAGTCAGCAAGTCTGCTGCCAACTTCTCGAAGAGGAGAGGAATAGTTGTAAGTTCGGGAGAGAGGTG